ATAGACTTGAACTGAAAGGAATTATTTATGGAATACTTTATCTATAATAACACAGATTATACCGTATCTGTTCCAGATGTACATTATAATAATACGTTTGAAGCAGGTGTAGGTGGAAGTTTCGGAACCACCAATGTTTTTAGAATTGAACCCCACTCTTGGAATACCACTCGTAGATGTAATAGTGATGAAGTAGAAGCAAGTATCTCAGGTGGGATTTTATATGGTTCGGCGAAGAAAGGAAATGTGCTTGTTTGTACACGGGAAGAGTATGAACAAAAAACTCGTGAACAAGCATCAAATAGATTAGAGTCTTCTATGGGTATTTCTGGACAGGAAAAGGAAGCAAAACAAGACTTTGGATTCTTAAATAAAGTAGTTAAACGGTCAGCCCCAGCCCCAATGGACATCAACGATTTTATTGTTGGTGACGTGGTAGAGGAAGAAGAACCAGAAGTGGTATCAGAACCAGTAAAAGATGACCGTATTACAACGCTAGAAACGGAAGTTGCTAGTATGAAAGGTGCCTTAAATGATATTGTTGGTCTTTTAAAAGCACAGCAAGCACCTAAAAAAACAGTAAAAAAAGCAGTTAAAAAGACTGTAACTAAAAAGAAAGCCAATGTACAAAATAAACACAGAAAATAGTGGAAGTTGCGGGTGTGGTTGCGGGAGAATGGACATCCCAGATTTATTAGAACGTGCTCGTACCGTAATGTCCGAGTATTTTAATAATAAATTTGAGGATGATACTTTAGTTGGTTTAATGCAACTCGTATTAGATGAAATTAATTACACAACCCCAATGACCTATTATTCTTTGTGTAATGCTCCAAAACACTGGAGTTCTGCTATTATAGTTGGTTTAAAATTTTTCTTATTACTATCATTACAAGAGACTCTGGCGATGAAAGATTTTTCATATAGTGACCAGGGATTATCATTAACTCTTAATCGTGTACAAAATTTAGAAGTACCTATTAAAACAGTTCGAAAGATGTTTGAACAAATGGCGTGGAATTGTAAAAAAGTCATTATTCTTCGTCAGGGTCCAAAGATGCTAACAACACCAAGACATCAGGCTACCATCAGTGGTTTTATGAGAATACTATATGGTGTCAGTTGGTCTATGTAGTTTACAATTTGTAATTTATAGAGTAGGACATAGGGCAGCTCCCTCGGTTAAATACCTCTGATGTTTAATCTTACTACTCACAATTAATATTTTCAGAGGAAATATAGTGGTAAAGAAATATTATACACTGGAGTCTTTCAAAGAAGAAATTGAACGACGGTTTCCAGATAAATATGACCTCTCTGGGTTAACAGAATTTAAAAACCAAAATACCACGGTTGAGGTTCGTTGTAAAAAGCACGGTACAATAAGAGTAAAGGGAAGTACTCTTCTACGTGGTTTTGGGTGTAAAAAGTGCAGGTATGATAAGGCATCAAAATCATTGAAACATACATTTAACACTTTTATTCAAGATGCCAATGTTGTTCACAATAATAAATATTTATATGATGCGGCAGAATATGTGAACAAGTCAACAAAAATAAAAATTATCTGCCCAATTCACGGACCATTTTATCAAACCCCACATATGCATTTACGGGGAGTAGGGTGTCCAAAGTGTGGTGCATTAAAACGAGGGAAGTCACGTAGATTAACGAAAGAAGTTTTTATATCTAGGGCGACTACCAAGCATAATAATTTTTATGACTATACTTTAGTTGATTATAAAACAACTACTACAAAGGTAAAAATAATTTGTCCTATACACGGAGTTTTTGAGCAGAGTCCATCAAACCATTTATTTGGAAATGGATGCCCAAAATGTAAGCAATCTAAGGGTGAGAAATCTATAAAATATTTTCTTGATAAAAATAATATTTCTCACACTACACAATATAAGTACAAGGATTGTGTTTACAAGAAAGAATTACCATTTGACTTTGCAGTATTAAATAAAGATGGTTTGGTTAAGTTTCTTATAGAGTATCAAGGCGAGCAACATTTTAATAAATTTAGGTTTATCAACGGCGATAAAAATTTTGAGACTAGACAATTAAGAGACAAAATCAAATATAACTACTGTAAAGAACATAATATACCACTTTACTATATTACTTATAAGGACAATATAGAAGAAAAGTTAAAAGAATTACCATTTGATGGAGATTAAATGACAAATTGGTTTGATGAAGAAATCAGAGCATCGTTAGAACAAGAAGAACAACAGGCTCCTGTACAAGACATTAATAAGATGAAAGAAGCATTGAGTTCCCTTGGTTTTGATGTTTCTAGTATTAATATTTCAGCGGTAGAGAAAAACTTAGAAGATAACATTGGTAAAAGAGCCTGTGTTAAATCTAACATTGTAGTTGCGTCAAACATCTTAATTAAAACCAATTATAATCTCTATCATATTTCACAGGTTGTTCTTCCCAAAGGTTATATTGGTGTAATCGGTGGAGTAAAAGACGGAAAATATACCATAGACTTTGATGCTAATTTGCCAGTACAAGCGTCAGATGTAATTGAGGGGTATGATGGCTCTGAACTAACATATCCATTAGATAATTTTGAACTGGCTGATAACGAAGTACAGATTTTATAGAGGGTAAGCGTATGGCATATAAATTGCCGTACCCAAAGTTCAAAGTTCAGAATTTATTAAATAGAACAAGCACCTATGGGACGGCTAGAAAATTAACGTGGAAAGCGGTAAATAAGGCCGAAAATTACAATATTTATCGGTCCTATATTCCATACGGTGATTTTAAACTTTTAACTACAGTTCCAGGTACAACAACTGAGTACGTGGATGATAAAGTAGGAATCATATCTTCAAACGATTTTTCAGACTTAGAAGACTTAACTGTAAATACTTGGCGTGGGTGGTATTACAGAATGTCCGCAGTTAGGGCAGATGGGTCAGAAGGATATATTTCAGACCCTATATCGGACCAAGAGTCAACATTATTGAATAACCCACCATTTGGTAGTTATCAAGTTGGAGATGGAAAGCAGTACTCATATTGTTCTTCATCTGATTTACCAACAGAAGATGATACAGAGTATTTTTTAGAAATTAGAAACCGTGACTTAAATGTACTACAAAGAGATGGGCAATGGGTGTGGTACTTTAAGCAGAGAGCAGAGGGGGAGAGATGCCCATATTGGTTGGACACTCTTCATCAATGTAAACGCGGTAAAAATTGTCCTATTTGCCACGGTACAGGACTTACCCAGACTGGTTATTATGACCCAGTTAAGATATTAGTTAGACTAGTAGGTTCTGATAGAAAATTAACACAGTATAATCACGGATTACAAGTAGAGTATGTTGCACGGTCTTGGACAGTATGGACACCAATTTTAGCAAATAGAGACATTATCGTAACAAATGATGGTAGACGTTACGAAATATTAGATGTAACACCATCAATTATTCGTGGTGGTGTTATAACCCATCAAGATTTTACAGTTAAAGAAAAGATGCCCAAAGACTTCGTGTATTCATTAGAAGTACCTGGGCCATTGTACTAGAATATGGCAAGAGAAAGTGAGGTTTTTAATAAGGAAGTAGCAACTTTTGCTACAAGTAAAATTGGTCTGACCTCATTTATACAGGACACCAATATCACATTCTTGCGCCAATATTTTAAGACGATGAAACCGATGAATACACAAAACCCAATCTACGACCAGGATATTATTGCAACCAATATTCAAGTCGAGGGTGAGTTTCCAAGAAGACAGGTATCGTATCCTTTGGTAGTCGTGTCTACAATGAATAGGAGTCAGGACCTAATGAATAAACTGATAGGTCGAGAGTTATATACTCCTCTTTATGATAAGACGAGCAAGAAAAAGATAGGATATTCTATGGCAGGGACATTTACTACTGGTTTCTCAATCAGTGTAGCCAGTGAGTCCACGGCAGAAAGACGGGATTTATTGGATTTAATTGTAATGCTATACAGAACTATCGGCTCTGACTACTTGAAAAAATTTAGAGTAAATATAACTGGAATGAGTTATGGCTCTGGCAGAACCGAATTACTGGCGAATGACTTAATCTACTTTGATACATTAAATTTAACTGTACAAACAGAGTGGAAGCAAGTAATTCAAAATATACCTCTAATCACAAGTATTAATGTTGATGAGGTGACGGTTGCAGAAGAAGAACCAATCTTTTAGGTTATTTTAAGGAGAATACTATAATATGGCTACAAATGCAGAATTGGGACGTATGCCTGGTGTTCGTGTAAAAGAAATCTTAAATGCGGACTTAGGTATTATATCTCCCCAATTTAGAATCGCTGGGTTAGTAAGCACTTCATTCACATCACTATTAAAAAGAGATATTGCTGTGATTCGTGGTACTGGTGACACAGATACTCTAACCGATTTTACCGCTGATGAAGTCACAAGTGTTGAGTGCATCAGCCCGTATCAAGAAGCATATGGCACACAGCGTATTAAATTAACCCCTACAACAGATTACACTGTAGAGGATAATGTAATTACTTTCACAACCGCTGGTAAAGCCAAAGTTGCTGCTGGTGATACTTATTATGTAACAGCAAAAATTTCAAAATTATCTGACCATTTCTTTGCTCCAATTGAAATGCAAAACTTTTCACAAGTTGTGAAAGAATATGGTCCAGAATATGATGCTACAAACCAAACAGTTAACTCTATGGTCGCTATGGCGCATTTGATGTTTAATGCTGGCGCAAAAAGAATTGTTTGTGTTCAAGCAAAAACAGCATCAGCACAAGACTACACAGACGCAATTGCAAAATTAGAAGAAGTAGGTGTTCAGTATGTACTCTGTTCTGGTAACAATGTAACAGGTGTCAACGAAGCCTTATTAACACACGTTGTAAAAATGAGCACAGTTGAAAACAGTATGCCACGTGTTGGTTTCACCTCAACTGTACAACTAGAACCCACCGTAGACCAAGTGATTACAGCAGCAAATGCATTAAAATCACAAAATATGGTTTTAACTGCACCAGGTAAAGTATTGATTGTTGTTGAAGATGAAAATGGAACTTCTTATGAAAAATGGGTATCTGGTAACTATGCCAACGCTGCAATTATTGGTATGTTATGCAATCCATCAAGAAGATTGGCAACACCTTTAACAAGAAAAGATATTACACAGTATGGTATTTTGGATGCATTTGTTCACTATAAAAAACAAGATACTGAAAAAATGGCTGCCAATGGTGTTAACGTATTATTACAGAGAAAATCTTCTAATACAATTGTGGTAAACCAAGGTTTGACTACAGATAACACTAACTATGGTTCATACTATTTGAACATTGTATGCTGCAAATATGAAGTTGCAAGATTATTACAAGCATACTTAGACGAAACTTTTGTTGGTACTGAAATCTTAGAAGATACAGTATCATTAGTACAAAGTTCAATTAGAAATACGCTGGATGGGTTTAAAGGGTTATATTTAAATAACTACAAAGACCTTTCAGTAACACGCGATGCCGATATTCCAACGAAACTCAATGTAAGATTCAAAATGAGTGGTATCTTTGGATTGGACTACATCGATATGGAATTTAGCGTGTACGTTCAATAAGGATTTAGAGGAGATTTACAATGCAAGTAGATTATACATATGCTCCAGACCCATATAATGAAGACGGCAAAGTAATGTTAATGTCTGCTCTGAAATTATATGCAGAAGTCTTAAACAAAGATACATCAAAAACACTCGTACCAATTGGTATGGCAAATTCAATGGACGTAGATGAAAGAAGACAAGTTATCTATAACTTCGTAATTGGTAACAGAGACCCATCTACAGCCAGAGACTTAATTGCTGGTCCTGTTGAACAAAGTACATTGTCAGTGGGCACAATCGTTATGTACAAAGCCAACTTGATTGGTTTAGTATCAGAAGATGCTAAAGCCCCACACGTACAAGGTGCAAGATACTCAGCATCAATTCGTTCACAGACAAGACCATTCACAATGATTGAAACTTGGACGAACCCAGCAACAGAACAAGTTGTATTAACCCAATCTTATATGGGTTGTATGATTGAGTCCTGCCGTAAACAAAGAAGTATGCAAAATACAGACTGGCGTGTTCTTGAAGATTTAGTAATTCACTTCAAAACAACCAAACTGGAAATTAACCAAGATGCTATCAACGACCCATCTCTTGGGAACCTTGAATTAGAAGCATAATAGATAGTATTTTCAAACCTAAGCACCCTCACTTATGTGGGGGTGTTCTGTTTTGGTATACATTTTGGCATTTAGTGTAAGACATTATATTATGAGGTGAACTGAATGGATAGTTTATTAAGTTTATTTAAGGCTGAGCCCTTTAAGAAAGAGTACGAAATTAACGGGGTAAAAGTAACACTCCGTATGTTGAGCAGAAAAGAGTATGATGATATTATGAGTCGTGCAAGTATTTCCGCCGATGATTTAGTATCAAAAGAAGCATTACTTAGAAGACCCATTCTTGGTTATTCATTACAAGACATCAATGGTGTTAGTGTAAAGGATATTCCAGAAGTCAAAGCAGTTTTAGATAAAAATCCAAACTTACCCTTAAACCTTGCTGTAGAACAGGTATTGGGTGATTTTGATGCATTTTTAATTGATGGTCTATATGCTTTATACAATACTCTAATAGAAGATGACGAAAAAAATAGAGAAGAACTAAAAAAAGATTAGGTAGTAAGTTTGGGCGTTCATTATGGCAACTTTTTAAAGTCATAGGGAATGTACCAGACTTTATCAACTTTATTTCAGACGAGACCCTTCTTGGTTGGGCTACCGATAACATACAGAAAGATTGGGACGATGATGCACGCGAGTGGGAATTGAAGTTCGATGCTGTAAAGCCTTGGCTAAATCCTCAAATGTATGATTATATGGAAAAACAAAAGAAGAGAAAAGAGGAACTGAAATCAATGGCAGCAAGTGTTCTTAAAATTGATAGTAAGAAAGTTGTTGTTAAAAACGCCTTTGAAGATGAGTTACGCAAGATGGGTATGACTGAAGAACAAATTAAGAGTATAAATAGTTAATTATGGCCGACCAAACTACAACTGTTACAGACCAAGATTCATTACAGACAGCATTATCACAGTTAGCATTAGGTGTTAAAGAAACATCTGATGCTTTACGTGCCAATTCTGAAGTTGGAACTTTGCTTGCAAATGTGTTATCCACTACTATGGATGAGAAGACACGCAACAGAGTTTTAGATATTGCTACTGACCCAAGACTGTCTCGTAGAGATAGACGTATTGCTACACGCGATGCGATGGCCACCCATATTAGTAAATTAGCCAACTCATTTAAGGGATTTACAACAACTAATACTTATTTAGCAAAAAATAATGGGTTGTTACAAAAGTTGGTGACAACAGTTGAGGCATTACATAGTAGTGTTAGTTCGGTAGCAAAAAAAACAACAAGCCAGACACCTAGTGTACAAACGTCTAGTGGTTCACAAAAAAAATCTTTATATCAACAGAGAAGAAAACGTGAATCAGAAGAAGATAGACGTATAAATTACGCTGCTCGTAAAATTAATAGAAATTTTGCTAGAAATCCTTTATTGCGTACACTATTACCAAATAGTGTTGCACGGTATGCTCGTGGTTTTGCTGCTACAAGTGATTCAATGAGATTACTTGGTAGAGGTTTGAGAGCACGTGGCCACACAACAACAGGTAATTTTCTTGTCAATTCAGGAAAATCGTTAGGAAGATTGGCTGGTGGTGCTGCTGGAGCATCTTTTGGGGCTATGGCTGCGGTTGGTGGAATAGCAGTGTTAGCGGCAATAGCGGTTATGGTTGCTAAACGTGCAATGACATCCTATTCTTCAGTTCTAAAAATGCAAGGTAGAACTGGAGATAATAGATATAATTTATGGGGTCAGACTCTATTAGAATTTAAAGCGGGAACGTGGGGCTATTCACAAAAAGATGTAGCAAAAAAGCAAATGGAGTTTGCTAAAGCAGGGTTTACAGAGACAGCAGACACAGGGATTTTAGAAAGTGGTCTTCGGTCAGAAAAATATTTTGGTGTTGACAATACGGCACAGTATTTTCAGACATTGAGACGTTCAACGGATGCTATACGACGGTATGGAAGCGACTTAGGTAAAGAATTTTTTAGTTTAAGAACAATTGTACGTAATACTGGTATGGGGTTGGAAGAACTGCAACAACATCAGACTGGTTTTATGGAATCCTTTAAGGGTGCTACAACACCATTTCAACTTGGGCAATTAGATGCTTTGATGTCTAATTTTAAGGATTTATTAACCAGTAAGGAAACGACTGGAACAGAATTGGCATCATTTTATAATGCAAACCAAAGAGTAGATACAAACACTATGTTAACATCTGCCTGGTTTGCAGAACGGGGTGGATATAAATTTAGAAATCAAAATGGAGATTTGTTAGATAAAGCCTTTGAATTACGCCATATGGGTTCTGGTGACCTTGCAGGAAGAGCCAGAGCATTTCAGGCAGAATTAAAGGGTATTTATAATCAATTTGGTGTTTCAAAATTTAGTCAATTAAGTGGTAGCCAAAAGTTTATTGTAACTGAACAATTAATGCCACAGTTATTAGGTATTGATGCTTCAAAACTCCCCTCTATTGATACGTTTATGTCCAGATTTGATAGAGGTGCTGGAATAACTGGCATAGATAAAGATACTGAAGACCAAATTAAGAAAGCACAAGAAACAGATACAGATAGAATAGTTCAAAAAATGTCTTTATTGGAAAATCCATTAAATACAATTGCCAATATTATTATGAGATGGGCTACTTTCAATGTGCTTGGTGCTCGCAGTTATGTTAAAGATGCAGAAAGAAAAGCAAATGATGAAAAAGGAAAGCAGACCGTGCAAGATTTTGCAGTATCTGTTTATAACTTGACAGATGAAAAATTAGCAGTAAAAAAGGGTAAACCAGGTCAAAAGGCACAAGTAGTCGAAAAGATACAAGGTGGAACTAAATAATGAGTATAACAACTAATATAATGGGTAATGAACACGCATATCAATTTATAATTGGTAATACAAAATTGCCATTTTTCTATATGCCATATGAGAACCCAAATATTATGGAAATCACCAACAAGAAAGAGTATAACAGAACTCAAACTATTGGTGGACAAGCCTTTGAACACTGGGGTGAACAACCAGCATTAATGCACGTTTCGATGCGTATTAGAAAAAATAGTTATTCTGGTAATATTATTGGTTTGTACAACGATAAAAAATACGATTTAGAAGACCCTATGTTCTGTACAGAATTAGAAGTTATGCAGATGATGTATAAAATGGACAGACGTAAATTGAGATGGAACATAGGTGATGCGTCCTGGTTAGGTGGTAGTGGAATTTCAAATAAAACATCAGGTATGAAAAGTTCTGTATTAAGTGTTGCCACAGGTGCTGTTGGGAATGTTATAACACCAGCAAAGACATTAAATACTTCATCTTTTACATTTACAAAAGAAAGTGATATACTGTCAGGCACTGCTGCTACATCACAGGAAAAAGGAACCAACTTTTTGAATAATTTATCTGATACTATTATTATTTTTAAGAATGAAATTTACTCTGGTTTTTTTACAAATTTTAAAGTCACAGAGGATGGTTCATTTCCATTTGTTAATGTTGTTACTTTTGATTTTACAATAACTCATACACTCCGTGATTCAATGTATGAGGGGTTGGCAAATGGGTCTGTTGGTAGACACATACTTGCTGGACTTGGTTTGGTTACCACAGCAACCGCAGCAGGATATGCTATTGACTCAATTACTTCTGGTGCACAATCTATTGTTGATGGTATTATTTAATGGCTTATATTGAAAAAAGTTTGAATACAGCACATTTCACTAGACCAGCGGTTGTATTATTTAAGAAACCGCTTGCTACTAATGAAGAAATGACCGCCGAATTGGAGAAACTTATAGGTGATGCGTATCCTATGGAAACGCATACACTGACCAGTTATTCTGGTAAAGGGAATCCAAAGGCGATTTTTTATTGTGTTTCTACAGGTGCTTATAAGGTAGTCAACTATGATGAGAACGCCTATTTCCATATTATTGATTATAAGGATACCAAAGAAAACATACTTTCTAAAAAAATAGATTTTGATTTAGCAACAGCAAAGGCACCTGTTATTAATTCTTCATTTAGACGTAAGTTGTGGAAAACGGCTGTGGACTCTGTTTCACTTGCAAATCCAGCGACTGCTTTACCATATATTATTGGTATTTTTCTTAAAAAGAGTACTACAACAATACTTCAAAACACGGGCAAAATACTTACTAATGACTTTTTAAAAGAAGCAATAGATAAGTATTATGATGGTGTTGATAAGGAATCAGAAGATTCTTTAACAAATACTCTTAATAGAACGTGGTATGTATTTTCACTTGATGATGATTATTATGTTCCTGAAATTAAATATAATGTGAAAGAAACATTAGGAACCAATTATCAAGAAGAACACTATGTAGAACACGGACCAGCAGGGGTAGAGAGTACAGCAAAAGTTCCAGAATCATTTGGAACTACTGGGTATGGTATATCTACATTGGACACACACGTTGTACAATCTACTTGTTCTTTAACTAAAAATGCGTTTATTCGTTCCGCAGCATTTGCTAGAAACCGAGAGAAATTAATTGAAATTTTTGCAAAATATAAAATATTGAGTATCTATCAAGTAGTACTTCAAGAATCTGTAGATTGCAAAGATATTACAAAAGTTACTTATAAGCAGGCATTAGATGATTTTAATAATTATATGAAAAATGCTAATGCCAAGGCATTTGCTGAATTTAATTGTGAAATTGCAACATTTTACAATAGTATGTATAATAAGTACTCTTTTAGAGCAGAGTATTATAAAGCAACTGATGAAAAAAACTTTCGTATTATAGATAAGTTTTCTGCGTCAGCATCAAAGTTCCTTTCAACTGATAAATATAAAATTAAAGTAACCACATTGTTTCCAGAGTTAAACAGAGACCTACTACTTGCGATGAACCCTAAAATTGCAAACGGTGTGGAATATCCTTTGTCTGCATTTAAAGGTGCTTTTAGGTCATTATATAACTTGTCATATTATGTGGACTCAGAAGGTGGTAACTCAAAAGTTGGTTACATAGTATTTACAGAGTCAGACACATTTAGAGATGCTGTGGACGCTTATTACTTTCTAGCAGAACGTATTAATAGAAGTATAAATGCTGTAGATGCAAAGACAGAACAGCAGTTGTTAAAGTATTATAATGTAAGTGCGGAATTTCCATTAAGATATAAATATCAAGAACTTACGACAGGTTCTATGATGGCTATTTCAGCAAGTGTATTAAAAGATGACTATAATACTTATGGAAGTGACCAAAAAGAACAAAAAGTACATATTAATGACAATAATGCGGTACAGCCAACTGGTATTAGGAAGTCCAATACAATTCAGTTTAGAGCATTTTTGGAATCAATGAACCGTGGAAGAATAGGAACACGTGAAAGCACCACAATAACCTATACGTCACGTAAGATGGGTGGTTTTAATCCACTTATGATTGATTTTAAATTAATGTACTATATGATGATAAAGTACAATGTTGTATTACCAAAGTATAATAAATTGGAACCTGAATTTATACACGGAAATAATTCTAATAGTACAGTACGTATGTTTCCAATTAACTTTTTTACTGCTACTGGAAAGTTAGAGTCTGGTACATTTTCTAATATTTCTGGTATAAGTAGGAAACAAAAAAATTCAGATGGAACCACCAATTATGCTTTTGATTTTGAGTCAATTAAAAAACTTCCCATAAAAGATAAAAAACGTCTAGTTTCTATGTATGAGAGCGTGTACTATGGTGGTTGGGCTGGGTTTTATTATACTAATGCCACAACTTACTCAGAAGATATTGCACCATATTATAATACACAATTGTCTGATGAAGTACTTACTACTATTCAGGAAGTATTAAACGAAGAAGATGAAAGTAACTATACTGAAAAATTCAGTCCACTAACAGACTTTACAGATTTTAGATATTTAACTGAATTAAACGATGTTAAAAATTCAGATGTGTCTGATATTGTTGTTTCGCGCCAAACAATGGGCAAAAGTCAGGCTACAATTACTCTAAAGAATAATGATAATAAATATGTGTTCAAAGATGGTATATTTAAAGGTGAGTGTATATTTGAACCTATGGACGAGGTGAGTATTTACTTACCAACAACCAGCGGTGGACTCACACTGTCATTTACAGGATTTTTAGACTCTACAGATGTTGCATCAACTAATGGTTATAATATGATTAGTTTGCAATGTTCGTGCCCTATTAAGTTATTGGAAATTAATCGTACAAATGTGAAACCTTCTATGTCTGGTGGTCTTGAAGCAGACTATGCACCATTAAACCCATTTTTAGTTCCACCAAAGATGATGGAGTCTATGGAAAAGTGGGTCCCATTTATGTTTGTCCAACCACTAACATATATGACTTCTATGTTGGGTGATATTACTTCACCAGAATCAACTTATACTTATAAAACAGTTGAGTTAGCAAGTGAGGGCGGATACCATATTTTTGGACCTAAATTTGAGGACGATTTATTACAGTACTTGTGGTCACGTAGAAGCCAACATATAAAAGATTCTGAAGCAGCGAATTTAGCACTTAAAAATTTAATTGATAAATATACTGATACGGTAACTTACAAAAATGGTGAAGAGTTAGGTAGTGAGAAACCAGAACCTGGTATCAAAGACTTGCAAGAGAAGTATTCATACAATAGTAAGTCAAATAAGAAAGATTATGTGAAGTGTGAGTATAATGTTTATGCTCAACGTAGTGATAATTTTCTATCTGAATCTGGTACACGCAAAGCGGTAGCACAATTAACAGGTACACTACAACCCGCATTTGCATTAGGTGCATCAGAAATTCCATTAGTATTCTCAAATTATAAGACCAATCTTGAATTATTGACAGAAACAGCAGAAAAGTTTAATTTCTTCTTATATTCAAATAGGTTTGGTGTTGTACGGTTCGCACCTCCTATGGTTTCATTGGCAAATTTAAGTATTCGTGATGGTGTATTAAATGAATCTGCAAGAGATGATGAGTATGACTATTCATATTATACAGACTCACCAGATATTTTGAGTAAACAGAACACTATTTCATTTAGAGAAAGTTGTGATGACTCAAAATTGGTAACCTGGATTCAATTAACTGGTGGTCTAGTAGCATCAGCAAGTTTAGATGTCTCAAAGGCTGGTGTTGCCACACCTGTTGCTAACTGGCCATTGATTAAAAAATATGGTTATCACTCACAGAAACAGCAAGCAGTTATTGGTATTAATAGTTTGCCAGCATTAAGAGCCTATGGTATGGCCCTTATGGACAGAGCAAATAAAAATTTTAGAACTGCTACTTGTGATACAATGGGTAGCGGTGATATAGATATTAATAAGACCGTTTATAGTTCTATTAATAATACTGTGTATCTGCGTGTAGGTTTAAGTTCTCACTATCAGGCTGGTAATACTTTTATAACTTCTTCAACATTAAACTGGGGTAGAAAGCCACTATGTACATTTTTTGAAGAAGTGGTCGAGAAGTCATCAACATATACAGAATACAACACTGATGAGTCTGGTGGATATTTGAGTAAACCAGAAAATGTTTCAATATTACCAAAATTAACAACTCTGACAAGAGAAACAATGTCAAGAGATGTAAATATTGATGCGTTTAAAACTAGTTTAGAGACATTATTTAAGCAGAATTTAATTACTAATGCTTATTACAGACAGATAAAGGGGTTGTTATCGGCTTACGATACCAATAAGAATTATAAACAATTGTTCTATTCCTTTATATTTAATGGGTACTTCTGGGAAGGTGTACCGTCTATTTCATTTGAAGACTTATCAACAGAGTTCTATTCTGAAAATGTTGCTAATGGGTTAGAAGAATCTGTATTTAGTGGGCAGAATCCTAATGATAAAAAAGGTAAGAAGAAGCCCAAAACAAAAGAAATTAACAATACAACTTCTGTGTTCCTTGGGTTATTTGACCAATCTTCTGTGAGTAAGATGCAGGACACTTATACATCATAATAGTATACACTTTGGCATTAAGTGAGGAATGTGATATGTCTGATATAGGTGATGTTTTACGTGATATTGATAAGCCAGATGTCTCTGATTTAGGTGATTATACCAAGAGTATTCGGTTTGCACGTATTTTAAATGTTTATGACGCATCTATATTAGAAGCCTCTGCTAGTGCTAAAAATAAGTATGGTAAGGCAGATATACTGTTTTTAGATGGTTTAGGAACTGTACCAGTAGAAATTCCTATATTAACAAACTGGTTTTCGTGGACTCGTGGTTCTGGTATTATGTTTATGCCAGAGCAGAATGATATAGTAGCCTGTTTAATGCAGCATAATGGGTACCCAATTATTATTGGATTTTTGCCATATAAGTGGGACGAGACAACTGAAAAACCAGTAAAATTAAGAAAGACCTCTGTTGGATATACAAAACCACTTTATAAAGGTGAGGTATTGATAAAATCATCTTCTGGTGGAAATATCCTACTAAATAAAAGTGGTTCAGTAGAGGTTAGCGGCGTAGATAGTTCTATTAATGAAATGGTTATATCTGAAATAGATGGAAATAACCAAGAAGTAATGTTTAATAGAACATTAGATGGTAATGAGGCTGGTGTATCAAAAACAGTTGTTGGTAAAAGATACCTGCCAGATGGAACACCAAAATACGTAGGAAATTTTCCACAGATTTTTGAAAGTGGGGTTTCAACACATTATACACAGTCTATAGAACTTCCTTATGCTGAAAGTATGTCTTTTAATCTTCAGGAAGATGCAGAAATCACTGAAGTTACATCTGTAGAGGTGGTGTCAAGAGCAGGGAACACATCAAAGACATATACTCTAGGTGAAAAACAATACTCGCTTGTTGCAGAGAATATTTATACACCTGGTTCTAGTAATGATAATGAGTTGTACTATAAACCCGCTACTATAGAGAAAAATTCTATAAAATACACTTTAATTATTCCTAATAAGGGATTCTCTAATGCAACCGTAAAATTAACTTATGAGGCAAAGGTATTTGTTGGCGGTGTTAGAGTCAATAGTGGTGGGGACTTATTTTTAGATGGACGCAATGTTATAGTACGTTCAGCAAATGAAAATGCAACACTCGCTTTAACAGATGATGGTAGAGCAACATTACGTGGTGGTGGTAATACCAGTATTGGTAATGCATATGGTGGTGTATTAAGGTGTACACAAGCAGGTGTAATGTACAGTAATGGTATCGGAAGGGACTCTATGGGAGACCCTGATGCACCAATCACCAAGATGTCATTGTGGTCCGCATTAGGTGCTGAAGATAAGGAATTTGGTTCACTGTTTTATATATCGGACAACTTACCATTATTTAGATTGTTTAAGAGTGGAGATGTGTGGGACTACAAAGCAGTGACAGATAGTGAATATGCGTCGTTATCAACAAAATCTAGAGCCACAGTTAATAAATTAACCATTTCATTATGTGGATTCTTCCTAACCAAAGAAAAATTAGCAAAACTATTATTAGAAGATGCCACATCATATGGTGATTTGAAAGCAGGTGTGAAGTGATATGAAAAAAGAAAAGAAAGAATTTAGAACCGTTAAATGTGCTTGTTGTGGTAGATATGAAAAACAAGTAGACAGCAGGGTTGTTGATTGGTATTGTTCTGATTGTTCATTTGGTAATGGTAATTTTTTTAGAAAACAGGCTGGCAGACCAATTATTAAACCAGCAACAGGCGTAAAGAAGGGTTCCATTGTTAAATCTGTTTTTGGAAAAGAATACAAAGTTTTAGGGATTGGTTATAAATTCCAAAATACAACTTATTATTTTGTTGTAGAAAAAAATGCACAGGACGGGGTTCCTAGTTTTTTAGGGGACTACCAGATAATTAGCAAATGACATTAATGGACTCATTGAGTAATCAGGGGATAGAAATATCACAATATATGTCTGCAACAACTATTATCAAATATGTTAGCAGTTTAGGTGCATTGATGCCTGTATTTCCAAATGTATTCTCAATGATTAATACATTACAGTCTTATGTTGATAAATATAAGAGTGCTGTTCAAGCACTGGATAAAGCGCAAGGTGTTGTAGATAATGCACAAGCAAAATTAGAACAAGCAAAGGATATGTATAACAAAATTTTAAATACTCCTACAGCGTATATTGGAACTGGAATTGGAACAGTATCAATCAATCCGTCAGCAACTATAGCCTATCACGCAGCAATTGAGGCTGCACAAAAGGCACTAGACCAAGCAGAAAAAGCATTAGAGAAAGCAAGACAGAAAGTGGATAGTATATATGACCAGATTGAGAAATATAAAGACACTGTAGTAAATCAATTGATGTCAATAAAGGTATAAAAATGGCAATTACAAAAGACACATTATTAAGTTTATCAAGAAAATTAATATCAGCCAGAAATAATAACATTGACTTAACAACTGGTACAGTATTAAGTGATTTAGGTGTTGATGCTACAGCACAAATTTTAGCATCGATTTCTGCTGATATAGATAGAATTATAGGGCAACAAGCATTAAATAGTGAGTATTTCACAGATGAAGAAGCAGATATGCTTGTTCAGTCTTTTGGTATTAAGAGAAAAGAACCTGGTTTTGCCACAGGTAATATTACCTTTGCAACACGCGACCTTCCTTCAGCGTCATCTCCTATTGTTATTCCAGTAGGTACACAAGTTTATACTTCGTCAGAAAACAATTCTGCAAGTTATTACTATGAAACAACTTCATCTGGGTCAATAACAAGCACAGCACCATTTAATACAACTACTGGGTACTATGAGGTTACAGTAAGTATTAAAGCAATGTCACCAGGAACTGATTACAATGTGGGTATTGGTTATATTAATGGTTTAAGAAGTTCTATCTCTGGTGTATCAGCGGTTTATAATAAAAATGCTATTGTTAATGGTACAGACACTGAATCGACTGAATCGCTATTAAATAAATTTTTAATCTATTGGCGTGGAAGAAATAGAAACACAGAACCTGGTATTTTGGCTTGGACCTATGAAAATCCAGTTGTAGAAGAAGCAAAAGTAATTGGTCCAGATAATGACTTTGCTTTACGCGGTCCAGGTGCTGTTGACGTGTATGTTCGTGGTATTACCGATTTAACTTATACACAAACCATTACAACAATAACTAAAGAGGTTCTTTTTGCTAAACAGCCTGTTATTAACATTGACACACTGTATGTAACAGTTGGTTCGGACAACTTTACTATTAATGATGGTGTATTTTCTATTGTAAAAGATACCGAAACAATTTATCAAGGTTCAAATGCTGCCCACGATAAACTAGTGTGGACTGATGATGGTTATGATATTGTAAAAAATGTAACATCATACACCATAACATACTCATACAATTCATTAATCGATGATTTGCAAAGTATGTATGATAATGATGAAGAACGGTTAATTACAGGGGATATTCTGGCAAGAGAAACTTATAAAGTAGAAGTTGTAATGGAATTTGGTATTACAACTTTTCCTGGTGTTGATAAAGCCACAACAATATCTTTGGTCAAAACCAATATTCAAAACTTTGTAAATACGACACCTTTAAATACTGACTTAAAACAGTCAGATATTGTTGCAATTATTGAGGGTACCGATGGTGTATCCTATACTGCACTGCCATTTCTGCAATTCCACAGAGTAGGTGAAACTGACGAGAATAAGTGGGTGGCAGACATCGATTCATCTCCATTAGAATATTTTAGAGTTCAAAACGAGAATATTATTATTGGTTAATTATGATAGACGCAAAGTACATTAATGTTTGTAATCATAGGTTAGTGTGCGAGCCAATTGAACTAGAAGTTTTAGATTCTAGTGCTGGCACATATAAAGCAACCCTTCCTTATCCAGCAATTACAGAGAAGGCGTTGGTTTTTATTAGAACTTATGATGATGAAAAAAAGTACTTTCACGATGAATCTAGTTATTTGGAAACTCTAAATTATTCTTACCGTACTGTAACAGGTTCAATGGATGAATTACCAGAAGGTGGACTTATTAAACACATAGGTATTACAAACTATGAGTTTATGTCCGATACGGAAATTGTTTTTGGTACTATTCAAGGTGATGATACAATTAATAAAATTGATTTAACAGAAGGTCGTGTTCCAAAACAAATTATTCTCATAGATTACAATGTTAAAGCAGATAAGTGTCCTATTTGTAATGGTACTGAAATTACACAAGATATAAATTTTAGTGGTACTGGTGAAGTAATGACTAATGAGGGACACGATAAGATTGTTTCTCGTGTATTAAAAGCCTTACTAACACCTTATGGGGAATCAGCAGAAGACATTGCGTTTGGTTCTGCATTAGATACATTGATAGGAAATGAATTGGACTTAACTATTTCTGCTACAATTCAAAAGCATATATATGATACTATCAGTTATTTGATAAAATTACAAAGTAATGTTGAACTACAGCCAGAGGAAATTATAACAGGAGTTGAAAGTATTACAGTTAAACAGGACGATAAGATACCTACTAAATTAAATATAACAGTAGTTGTCACAGACTACAATGGTGAAAAAGTTCCCTGTGTACTTTCATTAGATGTTGACTAATATGCCTAAATTTGGAAATAAATCATTAAGTATTTTACAAAACGCCCACCCAGAATTAAGACGGGTACTAAATGAGGCAATTAAATATTTTGATTTCTCTGTAATTGAGTCAGTTAGAACTCAAGAACAACACGAAGCAAATGTAAAGGCTGGAAAGACAAAAACAACTTGGGAGAAGTCAAAACATCGTGCTCGTTTAGATAATGAGGGTCGTATGACTTCTTGGGCGGTCGATATTGTTCCATATCCTTGTGATTGGTCAGATAAAGCCAGTTTCGCATTAATGGCAGGGTATGTATTAGGAATCGCTGCCGTTTTACATAGACAGGGATTTTTAACACATAAGTTACGTTGGGGTGGGGATTGGTCAGGTGACGGAAAGACAAATGATGAACGATTCTACGATGGACCGCACTTTGAACTGGTAGATTAATTATGACAGACTTATCAACATTAGTAGTTTTATGTTCAGTAGGTACAATAGGTGTAATTCAGTGGACTAAAGAATTGGTTCAATCTGTTTCCACTAAGAACTTTGACCACCTATATCAAGTTTTATTGTCTTTATTTCTATCAATAGTATCTGGTTTCTTTATTTGGAAAATTAAATATTCCACAGAAACATACTATATGGTATTCCCTCTAACACTTGGGGTGTTATCAGTAGTGCAATTAGGGTATGATAACATTATTAAATATCTTCAACAGGCCATTGAAGGTATAATGAAAAAGTTTATTTCAAATGAACAAGATAAATAAAATAATCATTTTTATGTTACTCCTGGTTCTAGGTGTTTTGTTATTTCAAAACTACCTACTTCGCCGTAATGTAAAAGAGGCCGTAGAACAAGGTGGAACATTACCTCCAGGTGTACAGCAAGAAGTAACTGTTAAGCAGGACCACGTTACAATTAAAGAGAAAGAAACCAATACTGTAACAGGGGAAGTGATGGTTAACACTCAGACATTATATGTACCACCAGAAGGTCAAGTGGTTATTACAACAACTGATGAGGGTAAGACATCAGTGAAACTAACTAATAAGGGATTTACATTTACACCAGGTTTAGTATTTGTACCATCAAAAGATATGAATATTGGTGTAAATGCTAGATTAGTGTACTGGAATAGATTTGGTGCTGGTGTTGGTGGTATTATTTCAATCACAGATGACCCAAAACCAGCGGGAATTGGTTTTGTAGATTATAGATTTTATAAGAATTTTGCAGTAGGTGTGGCATATAGAGAAGCAATAACTGAACGTGGTATAGGTGCAACTCTTACATACTACTTTTAAGGAAGATAACAATGGGCTATAAGAAAAGAACTCCAAATACATATGATTTACTAGCAACTAAAGTTCTAACATATGTTAATGAAGAAGATAAGAACGGCAGAGAAGTTGCGTGGGTTGTTGACGAATATGAAGATACTAAGATTCGTGAGTGGAACTCGGTTATTGATTTAGGAAAAGATGATGCCGAAGAATTGGTAGAGCCAGATTTGGTACAAGAAGCCCGTTATGAACTGTTAACTCCATCTGTAGACGGAAATGTTGACCTACACTTAGCAGACGGTACTTTTACTGAAGAAGATGGAACTGCTTCAACAGCAACATCTCGTATGTATACAAAAACTACATATGTAAAAGTAATCGACAAAGAACACTATAATTTTAATGATTTAATGATTTTTAAGAACGGTACTCTTCAAGATAAAGTAAAAGATATTGCTTTTGCAGGGGAAGATACCATTCGTTTTGTTTTACCATTAGACGCTGGAGATATTATCCACGTAAGAAAACAAATTGGCTTATAAGGAGTTCTGGTAAATGTCAATTAACTTATTAGACCTTAGACATTTAAGAGTTGGTACAAAGTCAGAAATTGCTGCTATTACCAATATCAGAGATGGACAGTTCTCAATGTGTACTGAGAACAGAACACTTTACACTTTTGTATTAAGTGGGGCACAGTATTTAATTGACAATGAAAAGGTACTTCGTTCAGATGTATCTGCCAATGCTAGATGGGTATATGCCAACATAAATGTGCCTTTTGGGTATGTTTATGACTTTGTAGTAAGGGATTGGGAAGAAGATAGTGAAAATGATGTGTACAGATTAACCATTGAGGACCCCAATACTGTTATTCAGACTGATAAGACTATGATTCAGTTGTACGACTCACAATCTAATTTAGTAGGAGTTTCAAATATTGGGAAGGATGAAAATGGGTTATATGTTTTAACAACGTGTACAGAACCTGATGGACGTTTTAATGGGCGGGCCATCATCATTCCAACTAATAAAGTATAGTTATGGAATTTATAGAAATTATTAAAATTATTTGGCACGATATGATTACAACACCGTGGGGAGCATTACTCGGTATTGTGATTCTAATTTTGTTCTTATTTAAGGAACAAATTCGGGAAATTATTGATTTTATAATGAAACGTAAAAGTGCATCTTATGGTAAATCCGAGTATAGTAAAAAAGATGTTTTGAACCACCCTATTTTCAGAGACTTAGATTATTGGATTAATAAAGGTATTAAATTAGTAAAAATTGAGAAGTCGTATGCCAAAGAACTTATTATGAAGGATGTACTTTATATTAAGTTTAATGTGATAAAAGACCTATTGACAAATACCATTAAAAATGATACTATAGATAGTATGAACAATTATGATTTAAAGAAGTTTTTCCAGGAACTCTTTAGAGATATGGATGCCCAACAGGTAATTGGATGGAGAAATGCTGGTATACCTGAAGTATTTATTAGAAAATATTTAACTATGCAAAGAATGGGGCAAGAAGTTGTTCAGAATACAATTAAAGTATTTTTAAGCAGTGCTATTGATGCCACCACTTACACAAAGTGTTATTTGATTTTATCCGTATTAGATGCACAATTAACGAACGTATATGCAAATGCTGTATCTACGGCTTTATCATTAAACGGGGACTTAAATGGTACGATTTATAAGGGGGTTATTATTGGCACGTCTCACACAATGTATGCCATAGATGCCCCAATATCTGAGGATTTAATTGTATCAAGACTGGATGAGTTGCTTTCAAAAGTACATTGTTCACGTGCAGGAGTCGTTTTATTTCACGAATATCCAGCAGACGACCCATTTGATGGGAAATTTTCTATTGTATATGAACAATGCTCACCAGGAGTTTCAGTGGATAAGAAAGATGTACAATATATGCCAGCATACTTATTAAATGAGTTTAAATCCCCATTTGAGAAGGGAGAATTAGTTGTTGGAACAATTTTTGATTTTGATTATGGTGTGGGTAAGATAATGCGGGAGAACGGGACAGAAGTTTTGGCGGTGTACCCACTTAAAGATAATAGTACATTAAAAGGATTTATTAAATTGAATTGGCTTTCTAAAAATAAGTATCAATCAGATATAAAACAGGTTGACTTATTAAAAGAGTTACAAGACAGTTCAGAAGATATTAAAAAATTATTATTAGGGCATAAACAATGAAAATATATGGCGACCAACAAGTACAAGGTATTGCAAATGTATCTAGACGTGTTGTAGAGGGCCTAAAAGCCCAGTTGGTAAGTGGGGAATACTCATTAACAGCACGTTCTGAGAAATTTCATAGATTTACGGCTACAGCAGCAGCCTCTGTAGTACTTCCAAATGCTACCACATTAACCAGCGGGTATGAGTTTATATTTTATACCACATCTTCAAATATTACACTAAAGAATTATTCTGGGTCAGCATTGCAAGTATTTGAACCTGGTGTTATGTATTTTGTATACTTGATGGGAAACTCTACCGCTGACGGTGAGTGGGTTATCACTATGGATACTTCATATGATATTGCGGTGGGTTCTGCCGATACTCCATCCGCAGGTGTTCGCGCTTATTTCAAAACTGTGTCAGAATATACAGGAAGTTTGACTGATTAGGAGAATTACAGATGGCTGGATTAAGAAAAAAATATATTACAAAACCAGAAAGAATTTATGCAGACCCCCTACACCCGTCTACATCTGATTATGATGTTGTAATTCCTCAATCAACAACCGACGCTGTATTGGTCGAAGGTACAAACGAAATATTAACCGATTACTTGAAAGACGTTGGTGGTGTAAAAGTAGAACAGCGCAATACAATGATTGCTGGAGATGAGGTTGTCAAGGTTAATGGCAATAATATAACAGTTGGTAATTATGCTGTTTCTATTGCTGATGGGTTTAATGAAAAAGGTGTTCCACAGGATTCAATTTATTACACTACTACATATACATCAGTTGCAACACCTACAGCAAATGATAATTATTTATTAATTTTGAAAAATGGCACTTTTGCGTATTGTACGTATTTTGATGGTGGGCGTGATTTTCCAACAACCAATTTAATTACCAATCAAGTATTTTTTAATGAACAGTTAAGACGTGCCTATAAATATGATGGTTCTACGTGGGTTGAATATCCTTGTACGGCCATAGCTCGGTTTGAAAATGCTCAACTTGCAGAAATACTTCCATTTAATACGTGGTGGTGGGATGAAGTAGTGTGGGAAAATCACGAAGCAGATATTCCAGCGGGTATGCAAGTGTCTGTTTATGAAGATTCAAATGGTGACAACTATCTTAGAGTTAGAAAAGGCGGTGTAATTGATGCAGGGCACATATTTACACTAGAAAATGATATATACAAAAAAGTACAATTACCATTTTCTGTTGGTCAAGAGGGTGGTAGTAATGATGGTAATTATACTAATGTAATGACAAATATTATTCCTGTAGATATTACGTCAGATAATCTTCAAGGATTCTCTGTAAGCGGGAACAATGTCTCAGAAGTGTTCAATGCTTTAAATCCAACATTGGCTCCAAGTAGTCCAAGGTGGCAAGAGAGTGGTGCTCCTGCATACTTTAGTATATCTTTTCCACAAGCAAAATCAATAAACAAGTACATAATTACATCATACGCGGATGACAATGAAGTTGGGCGTATTGCTAATAGTTGGGTGCTACTAGGTTCTAATGACGGTGTGCATTGGGATGTTATCGATGAGATTAATAACGCAGGTTTTACAGGTGTTGGTCAACCAAAGTCGTTTAGTCCAACAAATGTTAAATCCTATAGTTCTATTAAATTTATTGTTAAAGGGACTGTTGGAAACGCTAACTCATATGTATCTGTTGGACAAGTTAGATTTTACTCATCCGTTCCAGAATTAAATGTGTTTGTAATTACTAATGATGCAGGAACAACAGATGTGTTAACCTCTCCATATTCTGGACCAACACTTCCAGTTGGATTCACATATTATCATAGAATTGGTAAAATAAGTATCGGGGAGACAGCAAACCTCTTTGGTGCTTTCCCATCTGTGTCTATTGGCATTGATGCTGCTGGAAAGTATGAAACCGCCAGCACAGAAATTGATAAAAAAGCTAATTCTTCATTAAATAACTTAAATTCTGAAGCAATGAAGTTGGTATCTACATTGAGTGCTCCACGTATGGATATGCATAACAGTTCTGTATTAAGTAATATGGTTGTTTACCAAGCCCCTGTAAGTGGATATGTAATTGTTTATAATACAGTAAATACAACGCTGGTTTATAACCACAGTGCCAGTGAATTAGTATCTCAGAACTCGGCAGACGCTCTTGCTGGGGGCTCTGCTCCTGGTATTCCGTGTTCAGTTTGTGTTGCACAGGGTTCATACTATAAGATTAATTCCACAGGGGCTACATTAATGAAATTTGTACCATCAGTGGGTGCTACTTTATAAGGAGTTGATATGATTTGTGTACATTATGATAGAATTACTGGAAAGATTTTAGGTGCATTTGATAGTAAAATGGATAATATTCCAACACCTAATGTACGTGTCACTGAAGAATATTGGGCTGACTTAGATGGAAAAGATAAGAAAGTTGACCTAAAAACACTTGCTGTAGTTGGTATTAATAAAGTTGTTCAACCCAATATTGACGAACTAAGAAGACAGGCATATGTAAAAGAAGCAGACCCACTTTTCTTCAAATGGCAGCGTAAAGAATGCACCAAAACTGATTGGATGAATAAAATTAAAGAAATTAAGAAACGTTACCCAAAATCCACTGATTAGTATACATTTGCATATTAAGTGGATACAGGTGGATTAATGTATAACAGATATAGAATTTTTGACTGGTATTTACAAGATGCTACAAACTACTCCAAAACAAGTTATTTGGGTGTGGGTTGTGGCTCTTTGTCTGTAGGGGAAGAAACAGAATTTAATACAGATACCTATTTTTATAATGTAATAAATATCTTCCCAAATTCTATTGGAAATACATTTGCGGCCAGAGTAGCGGTAACAACAGACACTCCTATCGAGATGGCTATAGAGGATGGCACATATAATTTACCATTGATGATTTCTGAAAGTGGAGTTATAATAGAGGGCACCTCAATAGCAGTAGATGCAACACAATTTCACGATTATTGGTTATGTTTAAAAGGAACTAGTGCCAAATTATACATTGATAACCAATTAAAGTGGTCTGGCGAACCGTCTCTAACTACGTCGGAACAGATGCACCATATAGGGTTTAAGAATTATGTAAGTGGTGAATCTACCATTTACATTAAACTTTTAAGATGTACTTATGGTGAAAGACACCCAATTGATTTTGATAATTTAAATTTTGAAGTAGAAGTTGATACTATCGATACTTTTGATTCACCAAACTTAAAAACATACTATAATGTAGGTGACAAGGTTTATTGTAGGCAAGACCAGACAGTAGAGTCAGAGGCACACGGGAATAAACGCGCCCGTTCCTTTAGAATACCACTTATTCAAAGACAGCCTGATATGCCATATTTTTTCTTTTACCGTGTTCGTGTATTAGGAGAAAATAATCAAACATCAGATTGGGCCTACTATTTATTTGACCAACCAGATAATCCATTTATTTTTGCTACTAAATTACAGTTAACCACAGTAAACAATGCGTTACCAAATTTAGTAGTGTTTTGTGAAGAGAATAGGTCATCATACATTTTTATAAAAGGTACACGACAAGACTATGATGGTGAGAATTATATCTATGATAGCCTATCACTAGGGTATTGGAAAAAGGTTAACAACTCTTACTTTATGTTAGACCCAGACTTAACAGACGTTATTTGGCAACATATGTATGAGGACAGATTGCCAGGAGCAAATGTATATTCTCGTTATAATAAATCTGGTAATGTATCAACAATTTTAGAAGCAGATGCTATTATGATTGATGAAGTAAGAACTAAGTTACTTCAAACAATTAGAAACTCGTGTATTCAATTAGCATCTGATACTGTTTTAGAAGATAACTTTGGTAAAAAATACAATTTATCAAAAGATTATTTTGACAATTTATTAGAGTATAGATATGCTCTTTTAACAATTCAAAATGCTTACTGTTTTCCTGGTGAATACAACTGGATGGAACAAATTTTTGAAACTATCACAGGTGTAAAGCCAGACATTTTTGAATTGAAAAACTCAACAGGTTGGGTGATATGGGATGACGTAGATATGTTCTACGCTCCAGACGATGAAAAGTTCGTATTAATGGACGATACAACTTTATATCCAGCATATAAAGAAGCCGTACTTTATTCTGACAATGAGTTGGCGTTTGGGTTTGATATAAGTATTTATAATCCATACGATATGAAATTGCCAGAAAAGATGGTAAAAGAAATTATAACTAATTTCAAACCAGCAGCATCATCGGCAAATATCATTATGCACGATGCCGATGGTAGAGAGTATCAATATCCTGGTTATTATGGGTTTGCTCACTATGCCAGAGACTTGTATTACCCAGCAACATTTGAGGAAGAACATTGAAAGAACGACCTTTATTAAGATGTACTAAGTGTCATAATACAGAGTTTAATTGTAAGTTTGACAGAAGAGAAGGAAAATTAGTTTTTATTTGTGCGAAATGTGATAACATAATTTATTAGGTAAGTAAAATGGCAAAATCAAATAGTTTAATTATTCTTAAAAACTCTTCCTATGCAAAAGGAAGAAAATATGTGGTAGATGCCAATGATTTGATGACTAACTTCAAAATCATTTTGGACTCTGCTGGCACATCTTCTATTCGTGATGTTATCGAAGCAACTGGTCAGTATTTCAATCCGTTGGTATCAGACCAATTATTAAATGCCATTACACAACTTACCTTAGCAGCAAATTATTTTAAAGATATTGGTCGCACAAATGAAGTAATTCTAGAACCATATACTGTTGGATATGGTACTCCAACACAGTATGTTCATAAAATGGTTGTAAAATTTAGACCATCAAGACCAAATACTGGACCAACAACACTTGCATTTAATGGTACAACTGGTGTTTCTCTACTCACAGATATGTATGAGGAATTAACATCAGGTGTATTATTACCAACATCAGATTATACCGCAGAGTATGATGCAGATAGAAATGCGTTTATTTTGTCATCATCATTAGAGGATAGTGGTAGTGTAGCACTCCAAGAAATTCGTAGATTAGTAGAGAGTGCTGGACTTATTTATTCATCAGTACTAGAACAACAATTAATGCAGGCAGTTGCAACTTATGCGCTTCAACCATCATATGTTTGTTTTTCTGATGAAAACAATGTTAGAATTAATAATTATGTACTTAAACCATATGGTGTATTTGCACAAATGCCAAAATACACCGATGGTATGGTAATTAGATTTAGACCAAACTTTTCAAATACTTTATCGAATCCAACCATACAAGTATATGGGATGGAAAGATACCCACTGGTTGCCGCTAACGGTGACACAATTCCAACTGGTTCTATTTCTACAGATTTTGATGTTGTTGTAAAATATGATTCGGAAAAATTTTATTTAGTGTCCAATGGGCTGTCATCATTAAAGTTACAAGATGGCCCAGTTGTTACAAAGATTTCGAATGATACATCTTTAGGTGATGGAGCATCTGATAAGTTAACAACAGAATTTGCTGTAAAAACATATGTTGATGCCAAAGTAAATGCTACTAAGAACTATGCGGTAGCATCTGGTAAAGAAGATGTAGACGGTAAACCAGATTTTCTTGAAAAAACAGATGATACAACAGTAACAATTATGGCTGGGGAAAATGGTAAACCTAGTTATATTGATATGACTTCAATAGATAATGCAGTAGCATCTGAGTGTAAGGACCCAACAACCGATATAGATGAGGACGGGGATGAAGTAACAACAACTTATGATTTGGCAAATTGTTTTGATGGTGATAATGATACTTATTATGAAACCAAAAAACAAGGGGCTGATGTAGAGGGTATCAAAAATGCTGAAATGGAGGGTCAGTATATTGTAATGCCAGAATTTGTTGGTGCCACTGGGTTAGATACTGCTGTGTCAAAAGTAAGGTTTTTAGGTAACTCATCGGTATCTTTGCCTAGGTCAGTATTCTTCCAGTATTCTATTGATGGTGGAGAACATTGGCAGGATGTAGGAACTGAGACATACCAACAAGCAGATGCTGATGGTGAAATTAAAACTTACGTAAAGCGTGATATTTACCAGGTTGACTTTAACTCTGGTGAGTATTCAGATGTTGACGTTGATATTATACCTTACGTAGATGCAACAAATCCAGATTTAGGTGTTGCGGATACCTATGATGTTAGATGTTATGCGTATGAATTTTTAGGTACAACGGGTTGGCAATTAGTAAATTATCAATTTTGTAAAGAGTCTGTTGAAATTAAACCTTTAGTTCTTACTTATGCAGACGGAACATCTGAAGTAATTACAGAAAAGATTCCATTATCAACAGCAGACTTGGGTGAATTAGAGACCTCTGCTGTTATTATAAAACACTATGGGGGACAGTTTGAGTTGGTAGATGGTTCAAAGTATAAAGAAGCATTCATTGAGCCTACACCAGCAAACGGTGTATTATGGGTAAAATTAGGTAGTGCCCATTTATCAACATACTACTATAATGAAGTCGAAGAGGGAGTAATTCAACGACAAGAAGACAAGTTTGTTAAAGTTGGTAGAATTAGTGTTAACAACCGCGTAATTTCAAGTTGTTTTCCTGGTGCATTTAATGGTGAGTACTCTGTTTCTAATCTACCGTTAGCAGATAATACATCTATCTCGCATAATATTGGTAGTTTAAATAGTGCTAAAATGTTTATTACGTGTATTGGTTCAAATGGTGGGTATGTGGATGGTGACACAGTAGAATTAGTTACACAGGCAATTGATGCAAATTTTAGCCAAATGTTTTCAGTATCAACTACAGTAAATGGAACAGACATTACGATTAATCCGTTGAATATTGGTGGGGTAGATTATAATATAACCTATTCACCAAATCCACATAATCATACGGCAACAAGCACTGTTACAAGTAGTGCCTCTACACAACCTACATATCGTGTTGTGACAAGTGGATTAGAAACCGCTGTATTAAGATATAACAGTATTGTATTACCAAATAAAAATACTGGCACTCTATTTGCTATAAATCCAGCACTTTGGAGATTGAGTGTGTTTTGCTCTAGGAGTTTTTAATGAAACGTGTAAATTGGTTTTCAGGTCAACAAGTTCAAAAAGAAGATTTATCATACTTACAGGAATCACTGGCAGGTGAAATATCTAGCCGTACTTCTAGTCAGTATTCAAAGGGTATTATTTCTCCAGTAAGTACCTATGTTGGTGTAGATGTAGACCAAACACTTGTTATTCACCCATTTAGAGCATACACAGAGTCTGGTGAACAAATTGTTATTCCAGAAGATAAAAGAAGATTGGCACTCGATTTAACAGACGACTCAAATAGACAACTTGGTACGCAAGGGTTTTTGGAAGATGACCAGTTCGGGTGGAGAGAGAATACACCATATATCATTGTTGCAAGATATATGGAAGAGGCTGCAAGACCAAGACCACACTATCGAACTAGAGAACCATATGCAACACGTATATATGGTGGTTTTAAGTTCTTCGCTATGCGTGAGGGACTCGACCCATTGGAAGAAAATGGTATTAATCCATACATAATTTTAGCAAAAGCAATCTATACAGAGGGAACATTGTTTGTAACAACTGCTGGTGTAACAGAATATGCAGGATTAGATGCAACACGTGTATCTACAACTGTAAAATCTAATATTAATGGTACATATGATTTAAATTCACCTATCAGTGTTGAGACACACATTAGAAGTATTGGTGACCCAAATAGAGTTAGTGCAAAGAATCCACACGGTATCACTGCTGAAATTCTTGGATTAGATGCAAGTGCGGTTCCTAGTCACGAAAAATTATTCCACTCAAATGGTTTTATAGGTGACCCAACAGACGTTACTTCGTGTTTTTATGCGTCTATAGATTCACGCGGTATAGGTGTAGATTATGTTAGTATTAGAAATTTAAATACTGGTGATAATTTACACTATAATGGTAATACAATCACCGAATTTGTTTATAATACTGATAAGATTTATATTGCTCTAACTGATGATAATATTTGGCCAGACGGAACATACTATATTTATGCTGATTTAGAAACAAGAGAGATTGGTGTTGCTGCAAGTTCTCAATCTGTTGTTGATAATAGAACATACAATATTATTTACAATCAACAGGTACAGTATACAAAGAGCCCAATTCATATTAATTCATTAAATAATAATACACAATATAAATTATACACTCTAACATTTAGTGAAAGTAAACAATATACAACGATAGACTTGCACGGGCGTGGATTAAACTTATCTAACTTTACAGCAATGACAGACCACCGTGTATTTGGTTCTATTTCTGCATCAAACTTACAGAGAAATCACGATGGGGATTTAGTATTATCATTTCCATTGAAAACAACTGCGGTCAAATTTTCGGATAAGACAATTCTTACTTCAGCAAATGCTTACCCAACAAATTATGTGGATAAGTCATTGAGACTTTATTATGTTGATGGCACAACGATTAAAGTAGGGGCTGGAAGTTGTAAGGACTCAACCAATAAAAACTTATTAACTTTAAAGGGTGATTATACCAAAAATTTTTTTACAGATTGGAACGTAGGACCGAGTAATAAAGGTGGCCTGGCCCCATTAGTTGAAAAAAGACAGGGAACATACCACATTTTTGTTATTGGTAAAGAAAATGGTGACACTGACGTTGCTATTGATACTGATATAAATGCTTCACATTGTGTATCTTCAAATCCATCTATAAGTTCACCTATTCCAGATTATAGATATTATAGACGTATTGGAAGTGTGTATGTGTTTACGATAGTAATGCCAGATACAACAACACAATTACAATTAAAGCCATTTATAACTCTTCCTGATTCGGGGAATGGTGTAGAAACTATTTATACACAGAATATTGGAAGCGGGTATGTTGATGACAATGGTGATACAGTATTCCCAATTCCTACTATTTACGGTGGGGTTAATACAATATTCTCTTATATGAGAGTGAAACTTAATGTTACAGACCCAGCGGGTACAACTTTTAAAGAATATTTGCCAATTTCAAAAACTGAAGCACCAAAAGATGGGGATGGGTATTATACTGTAATCGATTTACCACACACCCTATCATTAGGGGCTAATGACATTTCCACTTTTAATGGAAAAGCAAAATTTTCAACTACGTCGTGGCAAGGATACATAATTTCATACTTTGACCCAAGGATTATATAATGAAGAAAGTAAATTATTTTTCTGGTATGTCAGTTAAACCTGACGATTTAATGACCACACAATCCTTCTTAGAAAGACGGATTGATTCAAATATGAACGTGATAGGCAACCACGGTGTTGTTGTTGGTGCTACAACGCAAACAGGTACTGTGTTGAACTATCCTTATGTGTGGAATGATAGCACTTCCTTGGGTGTTTATGGTTTAATTGCCTACGATTGTTACGGTAGATTTATTTATGTAGAACCAAAATATGATGATTTGGGCGTGAAGATTCCAACAGTATCCAATTTAACTCCAGATGAGAACGGAAAATTAGTAGAGGCTGGGGGTGGCACATTTATATCTAATACCACTTACATAATGGTTATTCGTTATGCAGAAGCGTTGGACCCAGACTCTGTAAGACCTAACAGAAGAACTGGGCAACTAGTTCCAGCCCGTATTGATACTGGGTTTGAATTATATGTTAGAAATGGTGTTGAAAATGTTTTATCTGGTGATGTGATTTTAGCCTATATTACTACTGGGGAGCCACAAGGAACTGGGGACGGTGGTACTATTGTAAATATTAAGTCTGTTGATGAGTCAAAACGTGACGTATTTGGTTTGAATATTGACTTATTAAGAGCCAATATGGAAAATGAAGCAAATGCAGCAGCATTGGGAGACAATCTAACATTTTCCGACCATATTAATATGGTTGGTGGTGGAAAAGTAACACGTACAAATCCACACGGTCTTTCCGCAGCCGATTTGAATATTGATATTGCTGCTACTGGGAAACACCAAGAGTATTTGCATAGCAATGGTATTAAAACGAATGATATAAGTTCTACTACTTCAGCACTATGTCCAAGTAAATTTGTTACTTCTGAAACATCTGAAGAGGAAGTACACGTAGAAGCACTATCAGAAGAAAATAATGAAATTGTTGTTGTAAATGGTACAACATTGACCCCATCTGATTTAGGGGACAGATATGTATTAAAATTATCACAATATGCTTCACCAGAAAATGAAGGTTTTTATATTGTTTCTGTAAGTGCTGACGAAAAGGCTATTGTATTAAGTGGCCCATTTACTAGTGAGTCAGCAGATGGATTTAAAGCAGTATTAACTGATAATAAATATTTACCTATTTGTTCTTTCCACTGGGGTAGACCATACTATGTGTACTATACGATGCTACTAGAAAAAGTAACAGGAAGTACCGCAGAAGACCCTGACGAAAGAGAAGAAGATATTTATAAAACTTTAACTAACGTACCATCAACGCACGTATTTATTGATAACACAACAACAACGTCAACAACAATTTTAGCAGCAGATGTAGTTGTTCGTGGCGTTGACCCAGTAACGGGTGTATATACAGGTAGTATTATTAGAGAAACAGAAGGTGGACCACAATATTGGGTAATTTCTAAAACACAAAATTTAGACGAAGAAGATAGTTATGAGATTGACCCACTGTCCTGGAAAGATAGACGTGTATTTAATAACACAGATTTTAAGGATATTCGCAGAGAAGATTTAGCGGCTATTCGTGATTCAGCACCATTTTCTAACAATGATGTGACAATCTACTATGCTCGTGTAGAATCAGAAAATCAGTTGTCTTATTTCCCAGTAGGTAATAAAACCTTGTATTTAGTTTTAGACGGGTACAATTTTGAGTATACTTTTACTGGTGTTAACGAATTAGATAAAGACCAATTATTATCTCAATTAAATAAAGAATTTGCATCCCAAATTCCAACAGAGATTAAGCCATTAGCATATATTAATCATAATAAACACTTAACTATAGTTGCGTCCAAATCTATTACAGTTGGTAATGGAACAGCAAATGATATTCTCGGTATTGTGCCGATGACAGACTCTGGAGAGGATGTAAAAACTCTTATGTATGTGGGCGATATGCCAAGTGTGCAAGAGATGTACTATGATGAGTCTGGTAATTTAACACAAGTGTACTATATTACAGAAGGAAACTACTTACGTTCGCACCTACTGTCTTATAATGGTGACTTTGTAAGTGGAGTTAAAGAAGTGGTGGAGGTCTACTAATGGATTCCATAATTCTAGCAACTGCCATTAAGTTGTATAAAAAACTTATCTCATTTATTACTGATTACCAAAGTGATTTATTTGGTACAGGTAAAGAAAGTATTTTTATTGGTACAGAAGATTCAGAAGTTCCAGCAGGATATACTTTATGGCAAGTAGGGGCAAACAATACTTATACTTTAGACTCAGCAACAGTTCCACAATTTAATAACATTACTATAGATAGTAATTGTAATTTGACATCAAATGCACACTATCTATTCTTATATGTGAAAGATACATTAAGAATTAAAATTGGTGGAAGACTTCATTTAGATGCTAAGGGTGTTCCATCCTATTCTTTTTCACCATTTTTGCCACGTGCTGCTGCTGGTCGTTCTACCCCTGCATATACAGCAGCGTGCCTACGATTATTTATGAGTGGAAGAGATGTACGAACACCATTTGATTTAAGTGTAACTGGAAGTAATGCACCAGCGGGTACAAACGGTATTGCAGGTGCTGGTAATGTGGGTGGTAGTGGTGGTGTTGTTTGTTTATTCCACGCTAATGATGGACTTGTAAGTTATAACACTAACTCTGGATTATATGGTGGAATTTCTACAGATTTTGTTACAGCCAATGGTGGAGCAACAGGTGCCAACGGCGGTGGTATGCTTTTTGTATTTGCCCATAAAATTGTTATAGAAACTAATGATGAAACTGCTCACGGTACAATTTCTGCTAATGGTGGAGACGGTTTAGGTGTACGCAGTTATATTAATAGTAACCCAGGTGGACCAGCAGACAACCCAACAGGTGTCCAAAATGCTGATTTTGGTGGTGGCGGTGTAGTTCATCACGTAGAATTGGATGTGATTTAATGAGAGATGCTACAATACAGTATTTACAAAAATCATTGTCAATCATAGATGGTTTAAAGATTGATGGAAAGAAATCAACACTGTTTGGAGAAAGTGGTGTTGATTTGGTTTTTACTCGTTCAGGTGTTTTTACCGAATTATCAAATCCATATACAGCAAATGGTTTGTTAGAGTATAGAAATGTGACTATACCAGAGGGTGTTAGTATTCAAGGGAATACATTTTATGGGGGTGACGTTAGTGGTAGTAGACCGTTTTATTTAAAAGTAAATGGAACTCTTACAGTTAATGGTAAATTAAATATGGACGGTTTAGGACAACAGGGATTTAGTGATGGTGTTAAGAGTAACCACGATGCCTATTATTCAGAAAATTTTAATGATTTAGGATACACATTGCCTGTTGTTGGAAATGGTGGGCAACTATCATATAAGAATTGGAAAAATTTATATGATTATGGTCTAGTACACTCTTTTTTGAGTCCCAAAACTTGTTTAGTTGGTGCTGGGAGTGGGATGTCAAATAAGTATAAAAAGAAATCTTCTCGTAAATACTATTATAGGCACTCACAACGCTCAACTGCTTTGAATAGTAGTGGTTTTGTGTGGGATATGAATGACCGTACTGGTAGTGGTGGGGGGTTTCTTGCTTTGTATTATGAAAATTTAGACTACCAAGGACCTACTTGGAACGGGTACCCAACGAATATAAATTGTAATGGTGGTGGAACATATTGGGGTGCTGGTCATACGCGCGACCCTTGGTGGGGTGGTGGTTGTATGATTATTGCAGCCAAAAATATTGTTGTAGGTCCAAAAGGTTCGATAACTTGTAACCCCTGTCAGGCATCACATAGGTCTGTAACGGGCAACTTTTATTTGTATGATTCAGATAATAATTCTGGTGGGATTTCATACTTAAATAGATATGCTGCCAGAGATATTGATTATGCGTTTGGTTCTTTTCGTAGTATGGACGCAAAATCTGGTGGCGGTGGTGTTTGTCTAGGATATAAAGTTTCACAAGTATTTAGAGAGCAGAACAGATGAAGATAGCATCATTTAACGAGATTAATAGATGTATTCAGAAAGTAAATAAATTAACCAGTTCTGGTAGATTATCCTTATTTGGACGTGGTACAGATAATGTTGTCATTAATAGTAATACAATTCCAAATGGCCAGACTTTAATGGATTATTATCTGTATCAATACCCAAATGCTGAACTTCCATTAGAGTTTGGTAATTTGACTATTAATAATGGTGCTAATGTAAAAGTAACTGATGTAAAAACTGATGAAGATGGAAATCAAATCAATGGCTCACAAGTTGCTTATCTGAAAGTAAATGGAACTTTGACCGTGAATGGACACCTGCATATGGATAATGCGGGTGGATACTTTACTAGTAATACAGGAACAATTATAACTGACTCAGAAGATTATCCAATATACAATAACAATTTTGCGTACAATTCATTTAATAATTTATCATTACCACAAGTAGCACA